TGCAAACTCAGAGAACTGATCCGAAAAATCACCTATAGCTTCAGCTCCAGCTCCTACTAGTGGAAGCAGATTGTCTCCTATAGTTATTTGAGCCTTCTCTATTTTATTCTTAGCAAGAATAATATCATTTGCCTTTGTGGCAGCTCTACTTGCATATTCAGCTTCCATACTTCCTGCATATAAGGTAGCATCTCCTACTTTTTCAAATTGGTTTTTAAGATTATCTAAGTTGCCAAGTAATGGAGCAATCGATGCAAGCGACTCTTTACCAAAGTAATTCTTTAATGCAGCCGATTGTTCTGCTTGAGGTAGTTTTTGAATTCCTTCAAGAACAGATAAAATAGCACCTTGGGCATCTACCTGCATTGTTTCAGCCAGTTCTTTTGCATTTAAGTTCAATGTTTTTAATACGCCTTGCTGCTTTTTTGTTGCTGAACTTCCTGCTGTAAGTGCTACAAGCATATTTTTTATACCTGTTGAACTCACGGATGAATCGACTTTAGTCATTGCTGCAGCCATAGCTGCAATTCCATCTGCTGATAAACCAGATGTTTCACCAAGTGATCCAACACGCATAACAACATCGCTTAATTTTAATGCATTTTCGGTTGAAGTATTTCCTAAATAATTTATTTTGTCAGCAAGAGACGATACTTCATCTTGATCCAGATTAAATGCTTTTCTCCATGCTGCTAACCATTCACCACTTTGTTCAGCTGAGGTATCAAACGCAACTCCCATTTTAGCAGCCGTTTCTGAAAATTCTATAAGCTCGTCTTTTGCAATACTTGCTTGTCCAGCAGCTGCAGCTATTTCTGATAATGCATCTGCTGTCATTGGAATGTTTGTACTTAAATCTAAAATGGAATCTGACATTTCATCATATGATTCAGTCAAATTACCATTTTTATCTCTTAACCCATCTACAACCTTTGCAACATCAGCCATAGACGATTCAAAGTCTACAGCTGATGATGCAATGTCAGTAACAAAATCTTTAATTTTAATACCAACAAAAGCTGCGGTTGCTACTCCAGCAGCAACCTTTGCAGCCTTTCCTATACCATCAAGCTTTTGATTAACTTTATTGACACTATTATTAAGTGAAGGATTTACTTTTCCACCTATTGCAAGGGATACGCTATATTGTGTTTTATTTGCCATGTTTTACAACCTCCTGAACAATGTCCAACCAGCTTTCATAAGGCAACTGATTAAGATACTCTAAACTTGAATGAGTAACCATAGAAAGCTTTACATTGGTTTTTTTCATGACGCTTCCTTCGTTAGCTCTTATCCCTATGCGTAGAAAAAATTAACAACCATATTCTTCAACTTAATGGCTTCTTTACCAGGTAAACCATTAAAGAATTCAATTGGTAATTCGCAAACCTCAGCAGCCAGCATCACTGCATATGAGATAGATACTTCTGGCTGTACTGAGCTAATTCCCTTTTTGCTGAAATTTCTTTCAAGTCCACACAGCAAATCAGCCGTAACATCTTCAAATCCATTAAGGTCAACTTCTTTGTACTCTTTACCTTCGAATTTATATGGCTTATCAAATTTGAGGATGAGATCATCCTCATCCTCTACAATATCTACCTCGTTATTCTTTGGTAATACCGTTTCTTTCTTAGCGGTAACTACCTTATCCTCATTAAGACATTCTGTTGCATCTGTTGTTCCATTATTATGATTAATCATATCTGTGACCTCACTTTCGCAAGCATATCTACGCCTCCAATGATGTAGATACTGTTAAATTTGTCTAATTCTAAGCAAGTTTCACCATCAATTACAATTTTAATATAGTGAACTTCCTTTGTAATACCGCTGTCAGTAGCAGTACTCGATGCAACTTTACCTGGATCAAATTCTTTTGTTGCACCACGAACGGTTACAACCATGGGAACATGATCACGTTTTTTATTGGTAATGTCATTGACCTGAATAGCAGCTCTTAACACCAAGTCGTTCTGGCTCTTAATAAGGTCAAAAATCGAACCATTTATCAATTGACGGAATGGAATGTTCATTTGCATACTTGAAAATGCACCCTCAGTAGGTGCATCATACTCACCAATTATTCCTGCACCGCTTATAGTATCTGACATAGCCGTAAATTTAGGGATCTCCACATCTCCACTAACACCCACAAGCCTATTAACACCATCATAAACATTAAAACTATGTACTTTCTCAGGTATTACGTAGTTTCCTGCCATAAGTTATTCGCCTCCTTGTAATGCCGTAAGAATTAACGTAGGATCAAATTCAGTTACGGTCTTAATCATCTTAGCCGGTGTATATCCTGCTAACGTTCTATGGAAAACAATTGTGCCACCGATGATATTTTCCACCGGATTCTCTGATTCATTAAATACCATGCTTCCACCAGCAATTTTTCCACTGCTTGCATACGACTTCATCATATTGTCTTCAGTATTGCAGACATCTTCAATCAGTCTATAATTAGCAGGATCATCTACTCTACTAAAGAAAGTGAGTTTAAAATTGTTATCCCACCAATTGAATAATCTTCGAATGACAATATATCTGTCTTTTACATCTGTATTGCCTGGATAGCATCCCATTTCATTGCCCCATGTTTTGAAACCGTTCATGTTAATTGCAGTCACAACACCGGCTCCATTAATAACGTTGGCTTCATCCAATGTCAAATTGATTTCTTCTCCACCTTCAAGACATGTTCCTGAAATCTTATAGTTCTCGTTAGAAGGTGATTTAAATGGTCCATCATTGGCATTATCAGTAGTTGCTATTAAAGCATCGTATACTGCTGAGTAGAATAGCTCATAAGCACCAACTTTAACTTTTGGCCAGCAGGGAATATTATTATTATCCGTATAACCATTACTTTCTTTATATTCCTTCACTTCATCAAATGACTGGCATCCATCTACAGATGTATCTAAATCGGTTATTGCAACCGCATTAAATAATCCACTAATATTAATGGATTTAGCAATCATTGCAGCTGCCACAGTTGGGTTTTGAGACCACCCGGGAGCAATTATTTGACAGGGTACAACTCCAAATTTAGGATAAATCTCGTTGATAAGTTCGAGACCGCTTCTTTTTTTAGTAATTGCATCATAGCCTCCAATTATATCAAGTTCAGTAACTTTACTAGGATCAAGTTTTGAATAACTTGCAGTAATTGATACTGCCGCTGCCGCTGCTCCATCACTTGTTAAAGATACTAATACTGTTCCATCAATATTGAATGATGCAACATAATCAGTATCTTTTACATAGGTCGTTGCCCCATCTGCTGATTTTACAATTAATGTGTCTAAAAGAATTCCTTCTTCATTTACATTTGCTTGTTTTAAAATTACAGCACACACTTTTGAAGGAACCGCTGTAACGTGTTTTGTTCGGTCTAATACATTAATCAAGACAACCGGACCAACATTAAATAAATCAAATCTAGCAAATATACTTTGGCACAAGGAAAACTTCAAGAAATCTGTACTAAAACCAACTGCTGCTAATGCAGATGCTTTATCATATACGTATTTAGGTACATTCGTAGCTTTTGATGGATCTGCTGAAAGATTAAAAGGTGCTGTTCCTATGATAACACTTAATGCGCTTTCACTTTTAACCGGTGTTATTGATGCTGTTGCATTTTCAATAGAACTTATACCATGCTCATAGCTCATATTTTATTCTCCCTTCTGGTAATTCAAAACTTCGCAGTAAGAAATGTTTTCAACACTTCCTTTTTGCTGGATTGCTGATTTTGTAATAGTCAACTTGTCAACAGGAACGATTAATCGACCAAATGGCTTAAAAGCAGAAGATAAATCTTTTATTGCTTTAGGCAATCCATTTGAAAATACAGCATTTTGATTAATAACACCCTTAATAGTAGGACCGCAATAAATAACTGTCTGTCTTGGTTCTGCTGCTTTTGTAGCTGATTTCCTACTTAATGGCGTATTATCTGTCTCTTTTTCTGTTACATTTGTTACTTCTTTAGAACTCATGTATAATCCTCCACTTTCCCACTTATATTGAATGTATTTTCAATATTAGCGTTATTAAAATCAAAATATTTTTCTTCTATATGCTGATTTGCCCCTGTACAAGGAAGTTTAAATCTTAACTCCATTCCACCATAATAAACTGGAAAAGTATCTTCTTTTTGAAAAACGCAACGCACAGGATACCCTAATTCATACTTTCCACATATTAAATGAGTGGATATCAAATAATCTTTTACTTTTGTAATCATATTGATTATATCTTTGTACCCTTGTCTGTTTTCATTAGCATCGTGATTTCCAAAAACCAGATAGATTAGATTTTCTTCATCAGTATTCTGATTTTCGATGTTAATTTCTTCTAAAGATACTAATATAAAGGGGAAATGGCTTGTATCTTTGATTTCTTTCTTTATTGGAAGGTTCTGAGGATATACATTTACTTTGGAACTTTCTTTCTTTGCATTAACTAGGCGAAAACCTTCAAATAAAAGTGATAATTGCATTACAAGATCATCCTGTAATTCGTATGGACTCAATACATTACCCCCTTACTTAATTCATATTGAACTTCATGATTAACTCTTTCACTAAGTTTGTTGATTGCTGCTATTCTTATTTCATTAATATTTTCTTTTGTTCCGATCATTTGTGGGACTGATAAGCTAAATCTGATCCAGTTTCTAGGATTGTTATTCTCAGCACGTGTTGCACCTTCTGGTCTTACTAAAACCTGTTTTTTAACCACAAACATTCTTTCTACACCTTTTGCTGATGTGTCTCTTCTTACTCTGGCTTTATAAATCTTTGGATCACGTTTTCCGTCATCACTAATTCTTATAGGTCCTTTTCTTGGTTTAATATCGAAATTAATTATAGGAATCGGGCTGTCCTCAGTTGTAACAGTTGCCGAGAGCCTAATTTTTGTAGAATTTTTAATACTTATTGTCTTTTTAACGCCTCTAGGCGTTACCAAATAATCCTTAGAAGCTTGTTTTGCCATATTAGAGCCTACATCTTTTGCAGTTCGATTTATTGCATTTTTTAATAAATCTGGTGCCTTGTGTTCAAAAGTACCTAGTTTATAACGAATATCGTCTAAACTAGGTACTTCAATTCCAATATTTATCATGTGGCATTCACTCCAAGTGTAATGATATACAAACCATCCTGACTGCTAGCAGCTGTTATAAGGTATAAATCTTCATCCAGATACATAGTTGAACCCACAACAGGGAGTTCATGACCATAATTCTGCTCTGTTACATAGAAAAGTTTTTTATTTTCGTATATACCATCGGTATAATAAGTTTTGGACTTCTCTCTTTCGCTGAGTTCATCATCATCCAGCATAATATACATTTCGGTACCATCCACATTATGTAAGGTAAAAAATTCATTGCTTTCTGATATATTTTGCACATCTAGCAGAATTTGTTCTCTGAATCCCATATGTATCAGCTCCTATTCATCATTACCATCGTCAGGATCTTCATCTTCATTCTGGTCTTCATTACTATCTTCTAACTCTTCGATGTAGTTTTTAATCGAATCAATTAGCTGATTCTTACTATCCTTATCTGTGAGACCTTCAAGTCCGATACTCTGCGCATAATCAATAAGCTTTGCCTTTGAAGATAACTTATTAAGTTCTTTCTCAGTTAAGAAAACAGGCGGCTTTTTACTACCAAAGAGTTCATCTTCACCCTCATCTGAATTTTCAACCGCCTTTTTCTTTACAAGTCTTTCAATATCCTTAGGTGTAAGCTCTTTACCAAGTACTTCACCCGGTAAATAAGTTTTCACCTGCGTTGTTATTCTCGTTAATGCTCTCATAATCTACCTCCTATATAACATCCATGACATACCAACTGTCAACATCATCAGGTCTTGGTACTGGTCTTGAGGTCATTCTTAACTTTTTAACCTCATTTTCATTGTCAGCCCACATTTTTGGTACTACCTCAGCTTCATAAGTTTGAAACTCATTATTTTCAAGCTGTGTAACTGCGCCGTATTCAAAGGATCCAATTCCTTTAGAGTGTGCTAAGATAACTGTTCCTTCCGGAAGCATCGGTTGTTCAACATCCTCATCATCCAAGAACCATTCATCGTAGCTGTAGATTTCCACTCCGAGTTCTGCAATCTTTCCAATGTAAGTAACTGCATCATCAACGATCTTTGGCGCAAGTACTACATTATTTAAGTTCTTGATG